AGAGAGGAGACAAGCCTGCCGCGTGTGTGTCCCCAGATCGGCCTGGGTTCAACCCAAACCAGTCGAACATACGTTCGAACGATCGTGATGGATGACGATGCGCCGCTGTTCGCCCCCGAGCACCGGCACACCCACGGCAGGGTCCGCAAAGGACTCGACTCGGACGTCAAAAAAGCCGGCGTCACCGAACTCCCGTCGGCCGGTGTCGCCGCGTTGCGTTCATTGGCCGACCAGATCGACCAGCTGGAGCGGCAACTGCGCTCTCCGTACGCGAAACCCTACGACCGGGTCCCCCTCGGTGGCCTGGTGCGAGAATTTCGGGAAACCTACGAACAGACGTTCGCCGCCCTCGACCACGCGGAAGACCCGTTGACCCGTGCCCTTGCTGAGTTCACCGCCCGCGACCGTGTCCCCGAGACTGGCGACACCACGCGACCCGACACGCCCCACTGACGGACACGCCGGCGCGTTCGTGGCCGACCTCCACGGCCGCCCCTGGAAACCCCACCAACGACTCGCCGCCGACGTCCTGGGCGAACTGCTCCCCACCGGCCGCTACGCCTACCCCATCGGGGTGGTGTTGTTCCCCAGGCAGACCGGCAAAACCACGTTCGTCCTCGACCTCGCATTAGGCCGTTCCCTAATGTACGGCGACTACAGGTGCGCCTACGCCGCCCAGACCGGGCACGTCACCACCGAAAGAATGGTGGAACGGATGACCGAACTGGCCGACGGCCCCCTTGCCTCACGGGCCAGGGTGCGTCGTTCCGCCGGGACAGAACGGATCACCCTGCCGGGCCGCTCCTACCTGAAAGCGTTCCCACCCAAAGCGGGGGCCCTGCGCTCCAACGCCCTCGACCTGGTCCTCGTCGACGAAGCCCAGGAACACTCCATCGTGTTGGGTCAACAGCTGGACCTGACCATCCTGCCCGTGTTCTCGACCAGGCCGCGGCGGCAACTGATCCTGATCGGCACCGCCGGCACCGATACCTCGGACTACCTGCTCAGGTACCTCGAACGTGCCCGGGCCCGGGCCGGCGGTTACTGCCTCATTGAGTACGGGGCTCTGGACTCCGAGGACGTCGACGACGAAACCATGTGGCCCACCCGCCACCCAGGGTTAGCGGCCGGTCTCACCGACACCGACTACCTACGGTCAATGCGGGCGGCGATGGGGTTCGCCGGGTTCGGACGCGAGTTCTTCAACGTGTGGTCCAGGACTTCGGACCGCTCCATTGACCCGGCCGATTGGGCCGCGGTCCAGGACCCCGACGCCACCCCCGCCGGCCCCACCTGTTTGGGGTTCGATGTGGACCCCACCCGCACGTCGGCCGCCATCGCGGTGGCCGACCAGTCCGGGTTCGTGGAACTAGTCGACCAACACGACGACACCGCCTGGCTTGTCCCCAGGCTCCTGGAGCTCCAGGCCCGGCACAAGCATCCGATTTCGTGCACCCGGTACGGGGCCGCCGGCCCCACCGTCGACGCCCTCGAACAAGCCGGTGCGGACCTGGTGGTGATGACCACCGGGGACGCCGGGAACGCCGCCGCCGCCCTGGCCGATGCCATCGCCGCCCGCACCCTGTCGGTGCGCCCGTCGGTGGTGTTGTCCGAGTCGGTCGCCGGCGCCACCAAGCGGCCCCTGGGTGACACCGGTGGTTTTATGTGGGGACGCCGCGACGCCGCCTCGAACCCGGCCCCGTTGATCGCCGCCACCTACGCCCGGTGGGGTGCCCTGCACCACCCGGGGCCACCGGTACGCCCCGACGCCGTCGCACTCTGAATGTCCTACCCGGGCGGCAGACTGACAGCTATGCGGGTTGACGCCTCACATACCGACGCCCTGGCGGTCTGTCACCGACCCAACTGTTCCTGGAGATCCGGGCCATACGTCGATAAGACCGGTGCCCGTGCCGCCCTGCGCAAGCACACCGAGACGGTCCACCCCACTGAGGCACACCATGCGCTAGCGAAGGCACGTCAACGTGCCAAACAAGGCGCGGCAACGTGAGCTTGTTCTCCAGGATCTTCGCCCCCGTACCCCACCCGGACTGGCAACAGAGACTCCAGCCACAGCTGGAGGTGTGGACCGACAACTCCCACCTCTACGACGTCGCCTGGAACCTGGGACTCGACCCCGACACCATGCCGCTCACCCGGGCGGCCGCCATGCGGGTTCCGGCTATGGCAAGGGCCAGGAACCTGACCTGTGGTGCGGTTGCTTCCCTCCCCCTGGAGGCGTACCGCACCACAGACCCGGTCGAGCCGCAACCCTATTGGGCCTATGGCACCGACGGCCAAACCGGGTCCCTCACCCCGGAGAACATGGCGGCGTGGCACCTGTCCCCCCAGACCCCGTATCACCGGTCTCTGTGGACCACCGACGACCTGTTGTTCTACGGCGAATCCATGTGGATCGTCACCGACCGGTACACCACCGGCCACCCCTCCCGCATGCTCCACCTCCCGTTCGAATCCTGGGAGGTCCAATCAGACGGGTCCGTGACCGACGCCGACTCCAAACCCTTCCCCATCGTCGACCTGGTCTGGTTCGCCGGCGGCAACGAAGGGGTGTTGGGGCACGGGTGCTCCACGTTGCGGATGGCCTACGACCTGGAACGAAACGCCCGGGATGTGGCCATGCGGCCCCTTCGCTTGGAGGCGCACCAGACGAACACCGCCGAACTCTCGCAGGCCGAACGGTCCACCATTGTCGGGGAGATCCGTAAAGCCATGGCCGACAACGACGGGATCCTGTTCACAAACTCCGCCATCGACCTGATTGAACACCGGGTTGACTCCGACGCCCTGCAGCTCGGTGCCAGGAACGCCTCCGCCCTTGATGTGGCACGCCTGGCGAACATGCCGGCCCTGATGATCGACGCCACCTCCCAGGGTGCGTCCCTGGAGTACCAGACCGCCACCGGCCGGAACCAGGAATGGGTGGACTACGGCCTGTCCCTGTACATGAACCCCATCGCCGCACGCCTGTCCATGGATGACATCGTCCCCCGCCAACAGCGGGTGGCGTTCAACACCACCGAACTCACCTCACCGGTCACCGGCCCCACCGGCTTCCCGACGCTCGACTAAGGAGAAACCCCCATGATCATCCGCCTCGCCGCCGTCCCTGCCGCCATTGATGCCGCCGACACCGAAACCCGCATCCTGCGGGGCATCGCCGTGCCGTACGGCCAACCCGGGAACACGTCGGCAGGGCGGGTCACCGTGGACGCCGGTGCCATCCGGTTACCCGAGAACCTGCGCCGGGTGAAACTGTTCAACGAACACGGCCGGGTCACCCCCACCGGGTACGCCATCGAAGCCGACGACACCCCCGAGGCGTTACGGATGGGGTTCACGTTGGCCCGCACCGACGACGGCGACCGGGCCCTGTTGGAAGCCTCCGAAGGGGTCCGGGACGCCCTGTCGGTGGAACTGGACAACGTGGTCGTCAAGAACGGACACGTCACACGGGCCGACCTGGTCGCGGTCGCCCAGGTCGCCGTACCCGCCTTCGCCGCCGCCCAACTCGCCGCGGAACTATCCGACGACGACCAGGCCGCCGTCTTCGACCTCGCCACCCAGATTGTGGAGCGCACCGCGCCCGACACCGAAGAAGAACCACCCACCGAAGAAACCCCACCAGAAGAGGAAGCCGCTATGACCGTGTCCACCACCGAGGCCGCCGACGCGGCACCCACCCTCGCCATGACCCCGAGACCCGCCACCCAACCGGTCGCCACCCCACAGCTGTGGGCCGCCGCGGCCTCCCAGGCCCTCCGCGGCCTCACCGACGTCTCACAGATCAACGCCGCACTGGCCGACATCACCCCGGTCACCGCCATGACCGACGGACTGTTCCCGCGGCCGGCGTGGATCGGTGAACTGTGGACCCCCCGGGCCGTGTCCCGGCCACTCGTGGAGGCCATCGGGGTATCCCCGCTGACATCGATGACCATCGAAGGGTGGAAGTGGGTCACCGAACCAGTGGTGGCCCCCTACGCCGGGAACAAGACCGCGGTACCCACAAGCCCCGCCGTGGTCGGACCCGCAACAGCGACCGCACAACGGATCGCCGGCGGATGGGACCTCGACCGGATCTACGTCGACTTCCCAACCGGGTTCCTCGAAGCGTTCCAGGCCGCCGCCGTCAGGGATTACGCGAAGAAGTCACAGGACTTCTTCATCAACGGCCATCCCGCGATCACCGGACCCCCGGCGATCCCCGCGGCCGACGGGATCCTGGCCGACGCCACCGACCTGGGCGCCCAGGCCGACCTGGTCACCGCCGTTCAGGCCGTGGTCACGTTCCTCACCGGCAACGGGGCCCAGGTGTCGTTCATCGCCATGGCCTCCGACGCCTACCGGGACTTCTTCGCCGTCACCAGTGCGGACGCCCCGTGGTGGTTGGCGAACCAGGGTTCGGTGAACCTCAACGGGAACTCCGACATCGCCGGCACCGCCGTCGTGGTTGATCCGTCACTGCCACCGGGCACCGTGTTGGGTGGGGACCGCGACGCCGTGTCGCTGTGGGAGACAGGGCCGATCAACGTCAACGCGATCAACCTCCCCAACGGTGGCGTGGACTTCGGCCTGTTCGGGTATTGGGCGCAGATGGTCCACGACGACGACGGCCTGGCGAAGGCCACCGTGACCCAAGTCGTGGCCGCCTCCGCCTCCGCACCCGCCTCGAAGTCCTCCAAGTAGGGCTAGAGGTATGCCGGCCCCCACATTCACCCCCGTATGGCTCGCACCAGCAGATGTGTTGGAGTGGTTGCGCGCCAACCAGGTGGATGTGGGGACCCCGGCCGCGGCCGAACTCAACCGGGTCTGTGTCGTGGCCGAGGAGTACGCCCAACGGTGCCGCCCCGAGGGGTACGCGCCACCTGTCGACCCCGACCCACCGGTGTACACCCCGGCACCGGACACCTACCAGGGGGCGGTCATGTACGCCGCCCGGATCCTGCGACGTAGGAACTCACCGGCGGGGGTGGAGTCCTTCGGTGACCTGGGCGTCACCTTCGTGGCCAAATGGGATGGCGACATTGAACGGATGCTTCGCACCGGTGGCGCCACCCTCCCCGGGGTGGGGTAACCCGCCATGGGGTTCGTTGCCACCATCAACCAGGTCCTCACCGACCTGAAAACCGCCGGCCTCGAAGCAGCGGCCGATGTGCGGGACCTGAACCCTCCCGGTGTCTTGGTCACCCCCGCCACCCTGGTGGAACCGACGAAACTGTGCGGCACCGGGAAAGTCCGGTTGTTCCTGGACCTGGTCGCCCGGGACTCCGGGGACACCACCGCCCTGGACCAGCTCGAACAACTACACGACACCGTCGGGCCGCTGGTCGAACGGGTCAAGACCAGCGACCCGGCCACGTTCACCCGCCGCCAGGCCGGCACCGACCCCACCGCACTGCCGTCCCTACGCCTGACCATCGAAACCCCCACCATCACAGGAGAAACACCATGACTGCTGGAGAAACCTTCGCCGCCGGCCCCGGCACATTGCAGTTCGGAGAGACCGGCACCGAGATCGACATCTCGTGCCAGGTGAACTCGATGACCCTGACCCCCACCAAGGACCAGGGGGAGGCCAAAACCATGTTGTGTGGCACCACCCGGGTCCCCCAGGCCAAGTACACGTTCGCCCTGGTCGGGAACTTCGACCTCGACCTATCCGACCCCGCCGGCCTGTGGCAGTTGACCGTGGTGGCCCCCGGGTCCCAGGTGCCGTTCACCTACACCCCGTCCACCGCCGCCGATGTGGCCGCCTCCGGCACCGTCCAACTCGACCCGGTCCCCTTCGGGTATGAGGAGTACGGGGAGATCATCAACGCCGACATCGAATGGTTACTCACCGCCGGCCCCGAGTACACCCGTGCCGGTGCCCCCATCGTCCCGGTGCCGTGAGCGGGATCACCGCGGTCGGATTGGACCCGGTCGCCAACCAGCTCAGGGCCGCCGGGAAAGCCATTGCGGACCAGACCGACGCGAACACCGCGGTGGCCGATTTCATCGCCGCCCGGTCCCGACCCGCCCTCCCGCACAGGACTTC